CGTATGACAGGACAATCTGTATATACATTTCTTGCAGAAGATATTTTGTTTACAGGTCAAGGTTATTTACGAACTATGGAACTTGGCACAGACGGACGACCTTTATCTGCTGAATGGATTTCAGTAAGTCGTGTTACAAGAACTTTAGACGCATTAGGTCATAACGTCAGATACTACAGCGTTGACGGAAATCAAGTACCCGAAAATGGTTTAGGTTCTTTAATTCCTTTTACAGGATATGACGAAGGTTTACTTGTAAGAGCAGGAACAACAATACTTACGGCACTAGCTTTAGAAAAGGCAGTTAAAAGATTTGCAGACGAACCAACACCTAACGTTGTGTTGAAATCAAACTTGCCAATGCCAGCCGAAAGAGTTACAGCCCTACTTAATTCTTGGAAAGAAGCAAGACAAACACGTGGCACAGCCTTTGTTAACGACACAATCGACTTTCAAAGCATAGGATTTAGCCCAGAACAATTAACGCTAAACCAAGCACGTCAATATATGGCTTCCGAAATTGCTAGGGCTTGTAATCTTCCTGAATACTACGTAGGTGGTAACGCAGGTGGCTCAATGACTTACTCAAACGTTACAGCTGAAAGAAGAAGCCTAATAGATTTATCTTTACGTCCTTTGATGTCTTGCATTACACAAAGACTAAGCGACAACGATATAACCCCACGTGGATCAATAGTAAAATATAATCTTGAAGAATTCTATTCACCAAGCGCACAAGAACGCGCAGACATTTACAGCAAACTTATTCCTTTAGGTGTAATGACAGTAGAGGAAGCAAGAGAAAGGGAAGATTTGATAAATGAATAACTTTATTAAATTCTCAACCGACATTATCGCAGCTAATTCATCAAAACGTGAATTAACAGGCGTTATTGTCCCTTTTGGTCAAGTAGGACATACCAATATGGGCGACGTTGTATTTCAACAAGGCTCACTCAAAATCGGCGAAGGTATTAAACTTTTTACCGAACACGATATGACAAGACCAATTGGCAAACTAGCAAGATATGAAGAAGACGACAAAGGAATTGTCGGAACATTCAAAATAGCAAGAACCAATGCAGGAGACGACGCATTAGCCGAAGCACAAGAAGGTTTAAGAACTGGTTTTAGCGTAGGCGCAATGATAGATGATTATGTCACTAAAGGTGAACAAGTAATTGTTAACGAAGCTACCCTAAAAGAGGTATCTCACGTCACATTCCCAGCATTTGGCGAATACGCCCAAATAACCGAAGTAGCTGCAAGCGCAGAAACTTCACAACCAACAGAAAGCGAGGAAACTATCGTGTCAAACGAAGTTACCCCAGAAGTAGTAGAGGAAGTTGCAGCAGAAGTTGTAGCAACCCCAGCTGTTGAAGCCCAAGAACGCAACGCGCGTCCTGCAATCTTCACAGCACCAAGAAGCCCAATCGTTTCTAAAGGATCATACTTAGAACACTCATTAAGAGCAGCTCTAGGTAATGACGAAAGCCGTCAATATGTTATGGCAGCTGACACCACAGGAAACAACGCTGGATTTATTCCAACACCACAATCAACCGAAGTAATTAACGGAATTGCAAACGCTGACAGAGGATTTATTGACGCAATTTCACGCGCAACACTTCCACCATCAGGTATGTCATTCGAAATTCCAAAAATTACCCAAGCGCCCAGCGTAGCCCAAGCAAACGAAGAAGCAGCATTATCAGAAACAGATACAGCTTCATCATTTGTATCAGTTGCAGTTAAAAAATTTGGTGGACAACAAACATTGTCAGTTGAATTACTAGACAGAAGCTCACCAGTATTTTTTGATGAACTTGTACGTCAAATGGAATTTGCATACGCTAAAGCAACAGACGCATACGTAATGGGCGAAGTTGCAAACGCAGGTACATTAAACGCAACAGCAGCAGACGAAGACAGAGAAGGACTATTAGAATACGTTTCTTCTGCAGCAGCAGCTGTTTATTCAGCTTCACTTGGTTTTGCTCGTAACATTGTAGTTAGCCCACAACAATGGGGTAAAATTATGAGTTACAACGAAGCAGGTCGTCCAATCTATACAGCGACCCAACCAAGTAATGCCGGTGGAAATGTTTCTCCACAAAGTTTAAGAGGTCAAATTAGTGGACTTGATATGTACGTATCACGTTCAATGACTGGAACTGGTGGAACTGGTCTAGGCGATTACTCAATGGTTGTATTGAATCCTGATTCATACACTTGGTACGAATCACCAAGATTGTCACTACGTACCAACGTAATTAACACTGCTCAAATCGATGTTAACTATTACGGATACGGCGCACTAGCTACAAAAATTGCAGCTGGAGCAAACTGGTTTAACAAGGCTTAAACCCTAAAACGTGAGGCTAGTCTCGCCCCTGTGGCTAGCCTCACCCTAAACGAGAGGAAACAAAATGCCAGAATTAGTAACAGCAGCTCAACTAAGAGCTGTACTTGGCGTTCCAAATACTCTTTATGATGACACAGCATTAAACGCGATCATTAACACAGCTGAAGACGCTATAGGTGATTTTCTTATTCAATGGAAAGTTGGAATAGATAAACACTATTCAGAAACAGCAACGACAACAACAATACACACAACAAGACCACACAAATTTTATGAAGGACAAACAGTTGCCATATCAGAAGTTGAAGCACACGTTAACGGCAATAAAACAATATCTGCAATAGTAGACGATTACACTTTTAGAATTACAACCACAAGTGCACCAGTACACACTGATTACAGATTTGTTATACCTAATGGTATTGCAGCCGAAAATGATTTATCACAATACGACGGCGTAGCAGCTGTAGAAGAAGCCGTTTTGCAAATCGCTGTAGACGTATTCCAATCAAGACTAGCTGCAGGTGGCACACAACAAGCCCTTGATTACACCCCAGCCCCTTACAGAATGGGCAGAACCCTTTTGTACAAAGTTACAGGTTTAATAAGTAAATATATTGACTCTAATAGTCAAGTAGGTTAACTATGCCTTTAAGTACGCTACGTTCAGGGCTTAAAACAGCAATCACAGATAATACAAAATATTCTGCCTACGATCACGTTCCAGATATTATTATTCCACCAGCAGCTCTTATTTTGGCTGGTGACCCATACCTTGAACCAATTGCTATTGGTAATTCAAAGAATTGGTACGTAAGACTAACTCTTGAAATAGTCAGCACTACGTATTCAAACCCAAGCGCATTAACAAACTTGGAAGATGATATAGAAACAATCTTGGCACTTATACCGACTAATTGGGTTATACTGTCAGTATCTAGTCCGAGAATTAGGCAGACAAATAGCACAGATTTGCTATCTGCTGAAATCCAACTACAAACAGCCTACACAGGCTAGGAAAGGCAACAATGGCAACAACTATTTTAAGTGGTCGTCAATTAACTTTGAGTGTTAACGGAAATAGCTACTCAGAGCAGATTACTTCTTCTGCTATCAACTTTGATACAGAAAGATTAACTTTTGACACTCTTGCAGGCAAAGCATATAAATACATTGACTCAAACGTTACACTTGACATTGAGTTTTTAAACGACGCAGGCGCATCACCAAACAGCTTGTACAAAGTATTATGGGACGGCACAGAGTCAGCCCCAGATACTACAATTGCGTTTATTATGACATTAAGAACCGGTGTAACTTTAACTGGTTTAGTATTGCCACAATATCCAAGCGTTACAGCTTCAGGTGGAGACGTACAAACTTGTTCAGTATCATTACAAGTTGTAGGTATACCAACCGAAGATCTAACAGCGTAATAACCACAAACAAAGAACAGGGGCACACAAAATGCTTAAACTTAAATTATTATGGGAATTAGAAACAGGTGAGAAGTTTGAAGAATGGACAAGACCAGTCGAACTATCACTTGCAGAAAAAGAACTATATTCAGGCAAGTCAATTGTTAAAATACTTATTGAAGAAAGCACACCAAGTAACACACTTCTTCTATTCTTGGCTCACAAAATTCAACAACGTGTTACAAAAAAAGTCGAGAACTTTGATACTTGGAAAAGTAAAGTCACCGATATTACAGCTTCTGATTTTGAGACAGCAAATTTTACCAAGCCCGAAGCGTCGGGCGAGTAGCAGTCGAATTAGCAATAGCAACTGGGATAACACCGGACTATTGGCTCAATGCCGAACCCGAAATATGGGCAACGGCTATAGACATATTAAACGAGCAAGCTAATGGCTAAACAAATTCAATTAGTTAAAGTAGATAAAGACTATCGTGGTTTATTACGTGCGTTTGGCAAAATGGACGATATTGCTAAGAATGATATGAAAAAGATAGCTAGCGCGTTAGCAGAACGTGGTGCTAATTATGCTAAAGGTGCAGCTAGTAATGCGCCTTATAACGTTAAACAAGCACAAGCCGTTGCTGACTCAATTAAAATATCTAAGTCTGATAAAGCACCAAGTTTTAGTATTGGTGGTAATCGTAAAGTTGGCTCTAGTGCTTTTAGTGCTGGTTATGTGATAATGGGTAATGAATTCGGATCAAAGCAATACAAACAGTTCCCTAGACGCTCTGGCAAGGGTGGTAAAGAAGGTTGGTGGTTGTATCGTGCAATGTCAAGATTTCAACCTACAATTGCTCAAGAATGGCTTAAAGGTTATGAAAAAATTAGAGACGCTTGGAAGGCTGGTTTATAATGGCTGACATTAGAACACTTAAACTTGCGTTACTTGCTGACACAAAACAATTTATAGACGGACTAGATAAAGCCGATAAAGAAACAAAAAGTTTTAGCAGTAAATTAGGTAGCGCACTTAAAACTGGTGCTTTAGCCTTTGCAGCTCTTGGTGCAGCTGCTGGCGTTGCAGCTATTAAAATTGGTGTAGATGCTGTTAAAGCAGCCATTGAAGATGAGAAAGCCCAAGTATCTTTAGCACAAACACTTAAGAACGTAACTAAGGCTACAGACGCTCAAGTTAAAGCCACAGAAGATTATATTGACAAAACAGCACGCGCTACAGGTGTAGCAGACGACCAATTACGCCCAAGCCTTGACAGACTTGTTAGATCAACTCAAGACGTTACTAAGGCACAGAAACTACAACAACTTGCACTTGATATAGCTGCAGGTACAGGTAAAGATTTAGCAACAGTCACCGAAGCCCTTGGTAAAGCCTATGACGGCAACCTAGGCGCATTAAAACGTATTGGTGTACCTCTTGATGAAAACATTGTAAAGACTAAAGATTTTGATGCAGCCGTTATTGCATTGTCAGAAACTTTTGAGGGACAGGCTGATGCAGCAGCTAATACTTTTGCTGGTCGTCTTGCAAGGTTTAAGGTTGCAATAGATGAAGCGAAAGAAAGTTTAGGTCAAGCACTTTTACCATTACTTGAACGTTTTGCAAAATTTGCAACAGATACTCTTGCACCTGCTTTACAAGGAATTATTGACGGTTTAACAGGTAAAAAGAAATCTGTTGTTCCGTCTCTTGGAATGTTTGCAGAAGCAACTAACGAAGGTGAAGAAGCAGGTTATAACCTTGGTGTTGCTTTACGTGAACTTGGCTCAGGTTTAGGAGAATTAGCATCAGCCTTTGATGATGAAACAACTTCAGAATCAGGCTTTGTAAGATTTATTAACTTACTAACACGTATGGTCGAAGGCTTAGATAGTTTGTTTGGCAAACTTGATGCAGCTGCTCAAAAGTTTAGAGATTTTAAGCAAGCCTTTGATGAATCACTTATAGGACAGTTTGCAAGTGCTTCAGGACAGTTTGCCCCAGATGCCCCATTGTCAGGCAAAGTACAAGGCTTGGTAGGCATTAAAACACAAAAGCCAACAATAATTGTTAACAACAACATTAAAACAGCTGTAGACCCACAAGCCACAGCTAGAGCAATAACTAAAGTTACAAACACAGCAACTAAAACAACAGGTATAAAACCTTTCAACTTCGGCTTTAGATAAACCTATGACAGTTTATTCTCCAACTTATCGGGTCACTATTGCAGGTGTTGTACAAACAGCCGACATACTTTCAGGTGGCACAATTACCTATGGTCGTAATGATTTCTTTGAAGCAACACAACCAAGTTATTGCAATATAGAATTATTAAACAAAGACGGCGCAAGTCCAGTAGTTGAACTGCTAGATGTAGTGATCATTGAAGTTACTAACTCAGCAGGTTCTTTTGTTAAATTGTTTACAGGTGAAGTTTCAGGTGTTTACAATAGATTAGAAGCTGCTGGGGCAGGTGGTAAACCTAACACTTTACAAATTCAAGCAATAGGCGCACTTGGTTTACTTGTTAAACGTACTGCCGGTGCTGTTAATTATCCAGAGGAATTAGACGGCGCACGTATTCAACGTATCTTGCAAGAAACTTTGTTTATTGCTTGGGAAGATTTAAGTAACACACAAACTTGGGACGACTTTACTACCGAGACTTGGGACAGTTACGGCATACAAGGCATAGACACAATTGACGCAGGACGTTACGAAGTACTAGCTAGAACAGCTGAAATAGAACAAGCCTTTAACCTTACAGACGAAACCCAACAATCAGGCTTAGGGTATTTATACGATACTACCGATTTTGAAATAGGTTATGCAGATGCAGAACGAAGAATAACTAACTATTCAGATAACTTAATAGAACTTGATGCAAATTTGGCTAATGCCGATATACAAACAAGACTACAAACAGCCGACATTGTTAACAGCGTTGTCATTCAATACGACGACCCAGTACTGGAAGAAGCAGCCCAAAACGATACGTCAATAAATGATTATGGTTTGTTACAAGAAATCAGAAGAACAATACTAGCTCAACAATTAGATGCCCAAGAGCAAGCCGTAAACTTTGTTAACTTTCGAGGAACACCTAGAACCTCACTAGAAGCCGTTTCAGTAAACTTAGCCAATGACGCTATGAC